AATAAAATTTCTAAAGCGATAAACATTGCCATTAAGGTTACTGCTAAATGAGCAATCTCGTTAGCCCACTTCTTTACGTTTTCCAATACTTTCATGTAGTATTACCTCCTAAAAAGCCACGCCCTAGTTTATCATCTTCACCACAAAACTTTGGTGCGTGAAATAGTATTTAGAGTCTAACACAGGTATAAACAACACAGTTTTTATTTCTGTGTTCCGAGCATAATTATAGGCTCTAATACAGTATTATAGCATTAAATGGCGATTTGGTCAATCTAAAAGAATGGTAAACGGCTCTTTTTGGTGGTTTCTAGATTTTCCTTGATTATGTCGTTTATGATGGATCTTTCTTCCATTGACAAGTGCATGGCTTCTGTATAGCTCAAACCACCACGCATATACCATGCCATTTTGAGACTGTCGTTCCTGATGCTCTTGGTCTCTTTTTCCATTCCCTCAACTAGGCCCTCGATCTCTTCAGAGTTCAAGGTCAAGAGCCTTATACGAAAAAATTTGACATGTCCAATGTAAATGGTTGACTGTATTCTTTGCCACATTCCTCATTGGAACATTTGATGGTCAACGGTTTGATTTCTGTTCCGGCCCTGAGATCACTTAAATGATCACGTATTCTGTTGAATACCTTGCTGTCACAGTTGGCCATGAACTCTTTGATGTGCTCTGGATTGTCCACGGTTTCGCCAGCAACACGGATCAGTGCTATGCTGTCTCCAATGGCTCCCATTGTGAGCTTAGTCACATTTGCCAAAGCCTGGCCTAGTGCAGACATCTTATCTGCTTCTGGTATGTTCTCATCTGACTGCGCCATCTGCATGACCTTCTGTTGTTCAAACTGTGCTTTAGCAGTTTCATTTAGATCATGATATGACATTGGCTTAAAGAATATTTCGAGATCACTTATCTTTGCAGACTTTGCGTAGTCCGGTGCACGATATTGATCAATGACATTACGTAGATCAAGTGCGTAGTCTTGTGTTTCGTTACAGTGAGGGCAGGTCACAGCCATTTCCATTTCGTGACCATAACTAGCAATTCGAACTGCTGTTAATAATAAGTCAACGTCTGTTTGTGGAATTGCCCATGGATCTTTGATGTTTGGTATACAGCTCTTAAATATTTCAGCAACTGCTGAACCGTTGAACAATGCGTCAGGTGTTCTGTTTACGATCTCATCCATAGCAGTCATTGGATATACAGGAATCTCTCCATTGACGGGCATGTCTAGTGTGCCAGGTGGATAAAATTTACCGTCACTGGGTAACTTGACGTAGATCGACGGTTGTCTAAAGTATTTCTGTAACGGGTTATTCTCAGCCATTTTTTAAAACCATAAATAGTTATGTAAGACTAATATTTATATGCGTATATAACCAGGTATTTAATTAATGGAAGAATATGATCCTCAGATAATGCGACAGTTCATGGACGAGCTCCAAAGAAATGGTCGAGTAACCAAAGAAACCGCTGACCAAATTGCGGCCTCAGGTTCCACCCTAGAAAAATACATGCAGGAACTTGGCAAGGCAACACAGTCAGCATCAAAAGACATATTGTCAAGTGCTAAGAACCTAGCATTTGGTCTCGTTGAAGGTCAAAGAAGATTCCAAGATTTAAATCCAGTTATCGATGGGGTTACTAATGCTATTGTAGCACTAAGTGGTGCTGTGCCTTTGCTTGGCGGAATTTTATCAGGTGCGGCCAAAGCAACAGCAGAAGCAGGCAAGATCATGCTTCGCCAGATGGACATACAGACCAAGGCATTCAATGATGTAGGAGACATTGGCGGACTGGCGGCCGATGGACTTAAAGGGTTACAGAAACAATTTTTAGATTCCGGCCTAACATTAGAGTCATATGCAAAGGCTCTACGCAACTCATCAACAACATTAGCAAGATTTAGTGGAACAGTAGCATCAGGTGCTAAAATATTTTCAGAAGCGGCTGGCGAATTAACACAGGGAGTTGATGTTGAACTACGTAGATTAGGTTTTTCAGCAGAAGACCTAGGCGAAACACTAGAGGCATTTGTCGGACGACAAACAAGACTAGGCAGATCACAAGGACTAGATCATCTTCAACTAGCACACCAAACACAGGCATACGCAAAAGAAATTGACCTATTAAGCAGAGCCACGGGACTAAGTCGCAAGGCCATAATGGCTCAACAGGATGCGGCTCTGAGTGAAGCAAGATTTAGATCTACCATAGAAGGCATACAGGATGAGGGCATAAGAACCAATCTATTAAACTTCCAAACTTCAGTAAATGCTGTTAATGCTGGCATTGGCCAAGGCGTGAGGGATCTAGCCAGCGGGTTGGTAACCACCGAAGAAGCCATTGCTTTACAGGCGCAGACCGGAGGAGCGGCCGCAGTTATATTAGATAACCTAAAAGCCGGATTGATTGATGAATTTGAAGCAAGAAAACAATTACAGACAGCGATCAGAGGTAATGTATCTCTATTACGAGATTTAGGACCAGCCATTGGTGAAGCGAGTGTAATGACACGGAACGCCGCCGGACAATTTGATTTCGCCAATGCCACCGTAACTAAAACAGGGTTTGAGGTCAGCAAAGAACAAAGTAAACTGGCAGGTGGCACAGATGACCTAACAAGTAACATAGTTGATGCACAGAAGAACATTGAGAAGATGAATATTGGGATGCAGGAATTATTCCTAGCCGCCATGCCCAAGGCCGCTGGTGCTGTCGAAAACTTCACAGACATTATGAATACGGCTATCGGAAAAATTAGTCGTCGATTCCTTGGTGAGGCAACGGAAGAAGAAAGAAGCAGGATGGAACAATTCGTGAACCCTAAATTTACTGCACCGGGCATGGATCTAAATGTCATGCAATCATATAGCGAAGCACAAAAGAATTTGTTGTCCGCTAATGTCAAACCAGACGTAGCAACAGTCAAGACAGCACAGATCCAAGGCCTACATGATGCTAAGAAAATATCAACGGCCAGTGACGATGCTCCGTTGGCAAGCATCTTAGGTTTTGATGCTGTATCAAAATTTGGTGTAGCAACGGTTGGCGAATTTAAGACTAAGATTGCAAATATGGATCTATCAAAACCATCTGGTCCAAAACAATCATACTCATCAATGACTGCTAGTTTGGATACCATGACTGCATCAGACACAACCACAGGCGCAACACAGCAAAGATCAATGGACCCAGGAATGGATCTAATGGTTAAAACACTTGAAAGAAAATTTGACGAACAGAATGATATTCTAACCAAAGGCAACAGGATTGGTGAGAGATCGTATCGTTCCAATTTGGCATAATCGAGGTTGACACCTTCCATTTTATCAGTTAATCTATTAGAGTCGATAAATATACGCAGACACTAGGATAAACGGATGGCAACATACAGAAAGAATTTTTCAGCTAGAACAGACGGATCATTGAGCCCAATCAGTGGCATCAACATGGATCAGAACTATGCGGGTGGAGGATCAAACCAAAATGACTTCGCGTTCCGCAACTATCAATCAAGACTGCCTGAGGTATACTCAGGACATCCAAACAGGGTAGAGCGTTACAACCAATATGAGGCCATGGACATGGACTCAGAGATCAACGCATGTCTTGACATCATTGCAGAGTTCTCAACACAGACCAATGAACAGAACGGCACGGCATTTGACATTGAGTTCGCGGACAATCCAACTGATCGTGAGATTGAGATAGTTAAGAAACAACTACAGCAGTGGGTCAAGCTCAACAAGTTTGATCAGCGTTCATTCAAGATGTTTCGCAATACCATCAAATATGGTGATCAAGTATTCATCCGTGATCCAGAGACATTTGAATTATACTGGGTTGACATGTCAAAAGTTTCGAGAGTTATTGTCAACGAATCAGAAGGCAAGCGTCCGGAGCAGTATGTGGTCCGTGACATCAATCCAAACTTCCAGAACCTAACGGTAGCCGCAAAGACCACACAGGACGTGGCAATGAATCCTCCAACACAGGGCGGATATACGGCTCCAAACAACTACACGGCACCCAATGCATCATACGGTGCGGGATCAAGATTCCAGACAGCGATAAATGAATTAGTCATTGACGCCAAACACGTGGTTCATCTAAGTCTATCAGAAGGACTAGATAGTTCTTGGCCATTTGGTATGTCAGTGTTGGAAAACGTATATGAAGTATTCAAACAGAAAGAACTATTAGAAGACGCACTATTGATCTACAGAGTGCAACGTGCTCCGGAACGCAGGGTGT